GAGAAACCATGAGCGAAGTAACGGATTTAGTCGTCATTGAGAAACAGAACGCAATGGCGGTATTCACCACCAAAGAGCAGCTCGACCCGATTATTGAGGCGATCGAGAAAGAAGCTCGCAGCCTGGTACCGGATGTGTCGACCCGTAAAGGCCGCGATGCTATCGCATCCATGGCGCATAAGGTTGCCCGCTCCAAAACCTATATCGACAACGCCGGCAAGGATCTGGTTGCCGAGCTTAAAGCCCTGCCGAAGCAGATCGACGAAAGTCGCCGGATTGTGCGTGAGCGCCTGGACGCGCTGAAAGATGAAGTGCGCAAACCACTCACCGAATGGGAAGCCGAGCAGGAACGAATCCGGGTGGAAGAAGCCTGGAACGCCATGCACGAAGAGGCGCTGGTGATGAACAAGATGTTCGATGACCAGCTCGCCGCGCAGATCGAGGCAGACCACGAAATGGCTCTGCTGATGAATGACAAGTTTGACCGTGACCGCGAAGAGCAGCGCCGCCAGGCGGAACAGGCTCGGCGTGAGCACGAAGAGCGCATTAAGCGCGAAGCAGCAGAACAAGCCCGCCGCGATGCCGAAGCGAAGCACAAAGCGGAGATTGAAGCCGCAGCGCGCCGTGAAGCCGAAGAGAAAGCCCGCGCTGAATTGGCGGAACGCCAGCGCATCGAAGCGGAACAGCGTGCGGAACGCGAGAAGAAGGAAACCGAAGAGCGTGCGCGCCGCGAAAAAGAAGAAGCCGTTGCCGCCGAGCGCCGCCGCCAGGAAGGGGCAGAAGCCGCCCGTTTGGTCGAAGAGCAGCGCAAAGCTGAAGAAGAAGCGCGCCGAGCCGCAGACAAAGAGCACCGCCGCACCGTCAATCGTCGTGTCTACGCAGATCTGATTGCTCAGGGCATCCCAGAAGAATACGCACAGAAAGCAGTGCTGGCGATCGCTGGCGGCAAAGTGCAGGACGCGCACATCAAATATTGAGGCAACCATGAACTCATTCCTCACTTATGACCGCATCGAAGATCGGCGCTGGGTCGAGCAGCAGCTCACCGACGAGAAAGAGAAGTGGATCGACGACCGGGCGAAAGAACTGATCGCCATGTTCCCGAAATATGCTCTGCAAATGAGTAGCCTGTTTCTTCCAAAAGAAGCGCAAATGGCACTAGTCGGTGAAAAGGCAGAGGAAGCCTATAACGACTATGTCACACGCATCTGTTACGACCGCGCCGAAGAAGAGTGGGATCGCCTTCATCCAACCTGCCCGTTTTAATTTTTGAGGGATTTAACAATGAGTACTGCACTTTCCACCATGGCCGGGAAACTGGCCGCACGACTCGGCATGGATGCCGGCACAGACCTGATGAATACACTGAAGAATACAGCGTTCAAAGGTGGCAACGTCACGGACGAGCAGTTTACAGCCCTACTGATCGTCGCCAACCAGTACGGCCTGAACCCATGGACCAAAGAGATTTACGCATTCCCAGATAAAGGCGGGATTGTCCCGGTCGTTGGCGTTGATGGATGGGCTCGCATTATCAACGAACATCCTCAGTTCGATGGCATGGAATTCTCTTACGACAAAGAGGAAGGCGCGTGCACCTGCAAGATTTACCGCAAAGATCGCAAGCACCCGACAATCGTCACCGAGTACATGGGCGAGTGCAAACGCAACACACAGCCATGGCAGTCCCACCCTACCCGCATGCTTCGCCACAAGACGCTGATCCAGTGCGCACGTCTGGCCTTTGGTTTCGCTGGCATCTTCGACCAGGACGAGGCAGAGCGAGTGATTGAAGGAACAACGGCAGAGGTTCATGCGGGCCATGAATCAGATAGCCGTCGCCCGGATCTGATCGCAAAAGGTGAGTCTGCCGCACGCCTTGGAACCGTTAAGTATCAGGAGTTCTGGGTGGCGCTGAGCGCTGAAGAGAAGCAGGTGATCGGCGCAGTTGAGAAGCGACGCATGTATGACATGAGTCTTGCCGTCGACAACGCTGAACCTGTCAATGTCGCAGATACGGAGGCTGAATGATGGAGCAACGTACACTAAAAGACCTGATGGTCTATAGCCCAAAATCTGGCGTTTTTACATGGATCAATCCACCGCAAGGTCATGAGGAATTGCTTGGTGAGCGGGCAGGCAGCCCAGCCAAAGGAAACAAGACCTACTGGTTGATTCAAATAAACGGAAAGAAATATAAGCGCTCACATCTTGCCCACTTATTTATGACGGGCAAGATGCCATCCGGTGTAGTTGACCATATAAACGGCAATTCTCTGGATGATAGATGGCTCAATATCAGGGACACCACATACGCCGTGAACGCCCAAAACAGGCTCGTTGGAAAGTCCGGCAGAAAACTTCCAATGGGCGTTAAGAAATTAAAAAGCGGCCGTTATTTAGCAAGAATTGGCGTTGAAAGAAAATCAGTTTCTCTTGGAACCTTCGATACCGTTGAAGAGGCTCGGTCGGCATATCTCATAGGTAAGGAGAAGTACCATGCTTCAGCGTTCGCCTGAATGGTTTGCTGCGCGCTGCGGCAAGGTCACAGCCAGTCGCCTGGCTGATGTCATGGCCCGGACTAAGTCGGGCTACTCCACCAGCCGCCAGAACTACATGGCCGAGCTGATTTGCCAACGGCTGACCGGGAAGCTGGAGGAAGGGTTTTCGAATGCCGCGATGATGCGCGGCACTGAACTTGAGCCAGTGGCACGCGAAATGTACGCGCTGAATGAGTTCGATGCGGAAATCACTGAAGTTGGACTCATCGATCACCCAACCATACCCGGATTCGCAGCCAGCCCGGACGGACTTGTCAACGACGACGGGCTTATCGAAATCAAATGCCCCAACACCTGGACCCACCTTGAAACGCTGAAAACTGGCGAGCCAAAGCGCCAGTACATGCTGCAAATGCATGCACAGATGATGTGTACCGGGCGGAAATGGTGTGATTTCGTTAGTTTCGATGATCGCCTGCCGCCTGACCTCGCCTATTTCAAGAAGCGGATTCATTTCGATGAAGCGCTGGCGCGTGAAATCGAATCTGAGGTTAAGAGCTTCCTTGCAGATCTGGAATCGGAAATTCAGAAAATCACAGAGCGTGCAGCATGAAACGCACACCCTTTTACCGCAGGCCCGGGCGAACCGGGCAATTCTCCGGCCTTCGTGAACGAGTTATCTGGATGATTCAGACGCGCGGCCGCCCGGTCACCGGCAGCGAAATCGCCAAGAAGTTCGGCGTCACGCTCATCGAGTTCAACCGGGTGGCCAACGGCATCACACGCGGCACCGGACAGATAGCGCAGATCGTTGAGTCGGAAAAATGGATCAACGAGGACGGCATCTGCGACCGGACATTCGACCTGGTCACGAAGCCAAAGGTTGTAACGCCACAGGGTAAATCTCGCCTGTTCACCCGGCGCGCCATAGAGCAATCGCAGGAAGGCAGACGACAGGAGTGCATTCAACGTGCCGCCCGCCGTCGCCGCCTGATTGCTCAGGGCCTCTACATCGACGAAATGGAGTCCATCCTATGACTCACGCTCACGACGACATCAGGGTTGGCATTCTGTGCCTTCCCTTCATTGGTAACGGCTGGCTAATGCCATGGGGTGAAGTGGTCAGTAATACATTAAAGGCGCAAAGACTCGCTGAGGAATATCGGGAAAGGCAGGAGGCGGCATGACCTATCAACTACACGTCGGGCGCTGCGAGGACGTTCTGAAAACGCTGCTGGATAACTCAGTTGACGCCATCGTTACGGATCCTCCGTACGGTCTCAGTTTCATGAACCACAAATGGGATTACGACGTTCCAACCGTTGAGCAGTGGCAGGAATGCCTGCGCGTTCTCAAGCCTGGCGGACACCTGCTGGCGTTCGGCGGATCACGTACCTATCACCGCCTTGTAGTTAATGCAGAGGATGCCGGTTTCGAAATCCGAGACCAAATTCTCTGGATTTACGGCAGCGGCTTCCCCAAGTCGCATAACCTTGATGGTGATTTTGATGGCTGGGGAACGGCTCTGAAGCCTGCGCACGAACCGATCGTCATGGCGCGCAAACCTTTCAAAATAACCGTGTCGGCGAACATGGCTGAGCACGGTACCGGGGCGATCAATATCAATGCCTGCCGAATCCCTACCGACGAGAGGCTAAATGGCGGTGCTGGCGGTCTGCTTTCACACAAGCGAGACGATACCGAACCTGTTGCTGATTACGAGCAGGCACCGGAGGGACGCTGGCCGGCAAACATCATTCACGATGGAAGTGATGCTGTAGTGTCAGCGTTTCCGGATGCGAAAGGCCAACAAGGTGCGCTTACCGGCAATGAGCCCAGTTCAAAAATGGGAGCGGCTAATTGCTACGGGCAAATGGACCGGCGGCACGAATCAACTCCACGCATTGATAGCAGCAAGAGCGCCGCCCGCTTCTTCTATTGCGCAAAAGTGAAACCGAAGGAGCGCGACGAAGGACTCGAGAGATTTATTGCGACGTCAGCCAGCGACATGACCGGCGGACGCAAAGAAGGAAGCGTCGGCATTAACGACCCGCTCGCCGGTGCCGGGCGTACCAGTGGCGCGAAGAACAATCACCCCACCGTTAAGCCGATCGCTCTGATGAGTTATCTCTGCAGGCTGATTACTCCGCCTGGCGGTACCGTGCTTGATCCATGGATGGGGAGCGGGAGCACTGGCCGGGCAGCAATCGAGGAAGGTTTCAACTTCATTGGCATCGACCTGAACCCGGATTACGTAACTATTGCTTCTGCGCGAATTGCTCACTCCTTCAAAAAGACGACGGAGGCAGCATGACGCCAGCAAATGAAAACGCCATACGCGCCGCCTGCCGCCGCTGCACCGAGGAAATCCAGCAGGCCATGCGCAAGAAGCCAAAGCCTAACTGGAACGAAACGGTGCCTCCCATCATCAACAAGCATCACAAGAAAATTGAAGCTCTGGGAGTTAGCCTCCTGGAGTTCGTCGTATACACAGGGCGGCTTAATCGCCGCTTCGGAGTTGAATCGTGAAAGTTTATATTGCCGGGCCCATGAGCGGCCTACCTAATTTTAACCGCGCCGCTTTTAACCATGCGCATTTTCATCTCTGGTCGAAAGGTCATATTGTTCTGAATCCAGCCCGTCTACCAGATGGATTAACCCAGGCCGAGTACATGGACATCTGCCTGTCTATGCTTCGCTGTGCTGATGCTATCTACATGCTTGAAGGCTGGGAGCACTCCGCTGGTGCCCGAGCGGAGAATGCGTTGGCCGAGAAGCTTGAAATGGAAATTATCTTCCAGGAAGAGGATCGCGCCGCATGAACCGAGCCTCAGCCTTTAATTTTAGGAAAAGCCTCGAAATCGCCAACCACCTCGCACACATCGGGATTCGCTTTGTGCCAATTCCGGTGGCGACCGAGGAAGAATTCCAGACGCTGGCCGCCGAGTTATCTCGACGGCTTGAGCAGATGGCAGTCGAAGCTGAGAAGAATGAAGGCGGTGCAGCATGAAGGCATTAATCACTATGGAGCTTAAGGCTCCTTTTTTATTGCTGGCATTCACATT